ATCATTGTATTCATCATTCGTGCACATAGTTCACAATAACTTTCATTGTATCGTAAATTGGTTTGTTGCAATTGAAATAACTTTTGTATTGTTTCTTCTTCTTTCTGCAATAAATAATCAGAAATAGAGAGAAAGTCCAGCCCTAAATTATGACACGTTTCATGAAGAAATACTTTAAAGTTTTCCTCTTTACGGAAAATGTAAATACTGGTCTGCACATTGCAACTTGTAGTAAATGCTGTATTGATGTGTTCCCGATCCAACACATTCATTGACCCTCCTTTAGGCAATTGCTTTTTTCTCTCAATGTCGTAGAAATAAATATTCACTTCTTTCGAACAAGTTTCTATGACAAATGGATTGACAAAAAGAATCCACATGATAATTCTCTCAATTCGAGATTTAGGGATTTCTTTTGTATTTAGGCAAATGTGAATTGTAAATTTACGATTTACACATGTGAGAGAAAACTGTAGAAAATGGTTGCAAGACGTTATGATCTCATTTTGTATGGCTGTAGGAATATATGAATAATTGGAACCTTTAGGGATTTCGGATAGCCAGGTATATCGAACAGTCGACAATGCTTGTTTAGCCTTTTGTTTAGCAGCAATCAATTGTTTTACAATCAAATTCATATGTAATTTAACGGCTTTATCAAAATGAATAGCCGGTAATTGTCTCAAAATATAAGAATCCTTTGCTTGTGCCAATTCTTGAATGATTGTAGCAAAATCATTTTCTACTGTTAACTTTGGCAATTGTTTTCTTTTCATAAAAAATATTCGATTTATTATAAAATAGGTTTATACAATATTGTGTCGACATACTGGACAATGTGTATTTCGAGAGAACCAACGTTGTAAAGACGTCCATTTGAAAATATGACGACAATGTCTTATTTGACAAAGTTCTTCTCCATATTCGAAATCTTCTAAAGTAATTGGACAACGTGTATCCGAAACACGAGAAGATGTGTCGTCATTATAAGTAAACACTTCAGTTGCTTCATAGATTTGAGTAATGGTTGGAAATATTGGTTGTGATTCTTGTTGTAAAGGGACGGAAATCCCTTGGATTTCAAAATGACCAGGGGTGCGCTCAATCATTTCCTGTAAAGAAATAGGTAAACTATGGAAAATCGTTTGAGCAAGGTCGGGTTGTTGTCTATTGACTGTCGGAGATGTCTGAGAATTGGAAGCTGCAGTAGTAGGAAATGTAAATACTGGGCGTGGGGGGGATACAGGGCGTGTTTCGCGATAAGACAAAACGGCTAAAATCGAATTGGCCATTCGATTGAACTGATTCATATTATGATGGTATTGTCTTATATTGTTGTGATAACGAGTCATATTATCCATCCAATCCATAACAAAATCATGAAGACGGTCACGTTGATGTTGTTGTGGTGGTGGTGGTGGTGGTGGTGTGATTGGTGTCTCAAAAAATATATTTCTACTGCTATTATTGCTAAAGGATGGCCCACTTGGAGGAAGAGTAGTAGAAGAATATCCAGGGTCTATATTGGTCAAAGGTGGAACCATTCCATTTGCAGAACCATCTGATACGGTGGCCAGATTGGTAGCAGAACCAGAAATATCCGTGTTTGAGGATTGTTGTATAATAGAATGAAGTGCATCCTCTATTATTTGATTCCAAGTGTCTGAATTCGTGTTTCGATTCATGAAATAAATAGAATGAAAAATAGAATAGTAGACAACTAAATTATTGTTACAGTAAGTATACATACTAAATACAACAAATAGACGTAAATGGACGTAAATAGTATATTTTAATTCCTAAAACTCAAATATACGGAAAATGGAAAATGCGCCTAAAGGAATTATGAATTTAGGGAATACTTGTTATTTTAATGCCTGTGTGCAAATTTTAGCACAATTGGAACCATTATGGGATATCATGCAAAAGTATAATGACAGTAGAAATATAAGTTGTATCGAAACTCCTTTATGGAAACATTGGAGAGAAACGATGTTTATTATGAAATCGGCCACTCAGAGCGGTAATCGTGAAGCACTTTATCCTACAGGTCTTTTTACTGCCGTTCAAACCATTAGTAAACAAAAGAAGTTGCCATTTCTCCAAATGAAAATGCAAGAAGATGTCTCGGAATTCATGCAATTCTTTTTTCAAAGTCTTCATTTTTGTATTGCTCAACAAATGAATATTTCCATCCAAGGACAAGTGGCCAATGCAATTGACAATGATGCATTAGAAGTATGCAAATATTTGAAAAGTCTTTATGAAAAAGATGGATACTCGGAAATCCTAAATATGTGTTCTGGAGTAGTGGTCCATTATATTGATCCTTTAGCCAATATGTCATCTACGGTTCACCATAGCATATCTCCCGATACATTTACCATTTTGAATTTACCCATTCCCTTTAGAGAAACCATAAATTTATATGATTGTTTCAATTGCTTTTGTGAAAAAGAGATGTTGCTAAAAGAAAATAGTTATTATAATGAAAAAACTCGCCAAAAAGAAGAGGCCGTAAAATACACTTGCTTTTGGAGTTTTCCTAAAGTTCTCTCCATTGGATTAAATCGATCTACTTACGATGGGAAAAAAAGAACGGAACTCATTCATTTTCCTCAAGTATTGGATTTATCTTCTTACAGCACTGGATACAAAAGACGTGAAAACGTGTATGACTTGATTGGTATTTGCAATCACAATGGGACTGTAGAAAATGGTCATTATACTTGTTTTGTGAAAAAAGACGAAAAGTGGTATTTTTGCAATGACACACAGGTTCAAATTGTAGAAAATCTGAACTATTTAGAAACCCCATATGCATGTTGTCTCGTATATGTGAAAAAAAATAATGTTGTATAATATATCGCACAAGTGGAGAGAAAAAATCATATGAATAAAAATAGATTGCAAGATAATTTTACTACTGTAGAGAGATTCGAAGAATCCTCTTCTTCTTCTACGGATGAATCTACTGATAAAAACACCAAAACTAATACACAAGTAGTCGATTTTGTCTCACAAATATTCAGCAATTCGGGTTTGATGTTTTTAGGACTCATTGTGGTCATTTATTTAGTCGTTTTTGTTTTTTTCGGAATGTATTTACGGAGAAATGAAGAAACGGGTCCAGATGAAACCATCCGTCGAACATTTGACTTTGCAATATTTGGATTCTTGTTTGTCTATGGTCTTTATAAATATGTTCGATTGGATGAAGCCACAAAGGATAACTTACTCAAAGCAGGAACCCAAAAGTTGATTGAATTTTACGATGATCCATTGACATTATTTTCGACCATGTTGTTTGTTACTGGATTTTATTTAATAGTCTTTCTACTGCGTGTTCCCATGGGTCGTAAACCATTTTCGGTCTTATTGGTAGAAGCAGTAGGATTATTCTTTTTAGCGACTTTAGTGATTCACAATTGCCTAAAGTATTTCTTTGAAGTGGATTTATTGCAAGAATTGAGAGACCCCAAGTGGCAGGAATATATTGATCCTACGGCCACCGAAAGTGATGTAGCAGTAGATGGAAGTGGAAATGAAATTGATACAACGGAACCTCCAGTTAAAGACCCCGAAGTGTTCAACTTGAGTAATAACTTATATACCTACGATGATGCTCAAGCGATTTGTCGTGCTTATGATTCTCGTTTAGCTACTTATGATGAAATTGAAGCTGCATACGAAAATGGAGCAGAATGGTGTAACTATGGATGGTCAGCGGACCAAATGGCCTTTTTTCCTACTCAAAAAGGAACCTGGCAAGAATTGCAACAAAGTGAAAAACACAAAAATAGTTGCGGCCGACCGGGAGTCAATGGAGGATACTTTGCAAACCCGAATATTAAATTTGGTGTGAATTGCTTTGGTGTGAAACCAGACCCAAAAGAAAATGATTTATCTCTCATGGAAACCCGTAAAGACCGCCCTTATCCTCGAACGGAAGAAGAAAAGAAGATGGATGAGTTAGTGGAATATTGGAAAGAAAATTCACAAGATACTCTACGAGTGAGTGGGTTCAATCGAGACAAGTGGTCGCGTTACTGAAGGGGGATTACATCCCCCTAACCCCCTGCTCCGCGTAATGCTGAAGGAATGGGAGATGTTATCCCCCCTACCCCCCTGCTCCGCGAAATGCTGAAGGAATGGGGGATTACATCCCCCTAACCCCCTGCTTCGCGAAATGCTGAAGGAATGGGGGATGTTATCCCCCACACCCCCTGCTCCGCGAAATGCTGAAGGAATGGGGGAGTTGTTATGGGGGCTCGCTTCGCTCGCCCATATAAATCACAAGATGTAGAACCAGGGGAGGTGTATTCATATTCTTCTACAGGAAAATCCCTGGATAAAAAATACAGTAGAAAAATATTATTTTTGCACTGTAAGTAAACCCCTATATAAGCATTACGCGGTTCAGGGAGTTAGGGGGATGTAATCCCCCTAGAGTATTTGTAAAAAGACAGCAATTGCATATGCTCATCTACTAATTCTTGCAATAGTTCTTCTTTATAATAAATTAAATCCACTGGAAAAAAGGTGTCACACAACACACAATTATGAATTTGTGTGACATAAAAAGTATCAATATAAGGGGCGAATAATCGATATATTTCCGCTCCACCAATAATAAAAACGTCATCAAATACTCGGTCAAGTAATAAAATATTATCTATATTGGATTCTACTACAATATCCGCGTCATACAAATCGGATATAGAAGCATCTCGTGTAAATACATAATTTCGTCGCATTTTTAAAGGACGTTGGTTCATACTATCGAATGTTTTTCGGCCCATGACAACTGCATTGTTACCATTTCCAATTGTCATTTTTTTAAAGTAATCCATTTCTACTTTGGACTTCCAAGGCAATTGATTGACATTGCCGATTCCGCCTAAATCATTTATACACACAATGGCTTTCATTTATTTATACAATAGAGGGGGATACATCCCCATACCCCCTGCTTCGCGAAATGCTGAAGGAATGGAGAGTCCTGGTGGGGAGCCCATATAAATCACAAGATATAGAACCAGGGGATGTGTATCCATATAGGGGCTCCCATCCTTAAAACCATATTCTTCTACAGGAAATCCCTGGATAAAAAATACAGTAGAAAAAATATTATTTTTGCACTGTAAGTAAACCCCTATATAAGCATCACGCGAAGCAGGGGGCTATGGGGGATGTATCCCCCAGGGAGATGAAATCCCCCTACTATTGAGAAATGTAACCATAAAGAGAACTTACTTCGCTGTCTGATAATATTTTATCATAAACACGAACATCATTGAGATAAAATCCCCCATATGTTTGCGGGTTGCTTAGATTGCCATACCCACCTATAATATACTGTTGTATATCCAAAGTGCTATTTGAATAGGTTGTTTCCTTAACTCCATTAATATATATATTTCCACTACTGCTGCTACCGTTATTATCATAAGTTATACAAAAATGAATCCACTCATCATAAATAGCAATTGGATTTCCAGTATACATATTAGGACTACCAGAAGCGTTATACACTACTATTTTTTCAGTCGTTCCGGCTCCGATAGAGTTCAAACCAGTTTGAACTGAATGATAAACACTGGTAGTATGAAAACCTACTAATCTTGTCCAGCTACCGATTGTAGCTGATGTTCTATAAAAGTATGCCGAAAATGTGCATGAATTAGTGGGTAAACTCGCTGGTAAAGATATTGCTGCTCCAGTTTTTGGAACAAGATAACAAGGACGCCCGCCAATATTTGTTTCGTAAGTCAAAGTTCCCTTTATAGTGCCGTTAAGACTTGAATTTACCAAATTCGTTAAGGATGAACCACTTATGTTGTTTGTAGTAGAATCGGTATGATAACTTAATTGGTCTGTTACATCAGCAAAAGAACCATATCCCATACTTGTAGCCCCGCTACTGAAATAATACAATGCGGTTGAACCCGTATAATCCAGTCTCGTATATGCTCCAGGTTGTCCTGGGGTTCCTACTACAGTTACACCTGTATTGTATAAATTAGATGTATCATCTATTGTAGTGCCAAATAAGATTGGATAACCAGCATTGGATTCATCCGATTGGTCAAATACATAGCTTTCTCCGTCAGTGAAAGTAATTTGAGGCTTAGATTGGGCACCAGAACCAGTATCAATGAAGAATACTTCATTGGAAACAGTTACTGTGTATGAATCGGTGATGGTAGTAGTGATTGTTCCTTGTATTAAACCCGCGTTCATTGACGGGAAAGAATTATATGATTGCGGCCAAATTTTAATGTATCGGGCTAAAACAGGAGTAGTAAAAGTAAAATCGATGTTTCCTGGTGTAGCCGTACTTGAAGAGTCAAATAGAGCACCATTATCAACATTGCTATATGTGGAACCGTCGCTACTATAATCAATTGTTACTGCTTTTACATATTGACCATAAGTGCCACGTGGTCTTAATCTGAAACCAACAATACCAATTTCACTTCCGCAATCAATTGTCATATATGAATTAGGGGTTCCACTGTCTATATTAGACTTACCAGTGGGTGATAATGCCCAACACAGAGTAGCATTACTGATTGTAGAATCATTTAAATTTGCACCATCAGGCCCACCCCCAGGGTAATAATCAGAATATGTCCGGTTTGTGTTGTGCGGGTCTATATTAGTATGCGGTGTAGTAATAGTGGTAGTGGTAGATGTTGTCACGGCTCCTTCTATTAATCCTGCTCTCATGGCTATAAAACCATTCGATTCTTGTATAGCAGTTGGTGTAATTTTGATGTATCGAGCTAAAACAGGAGTAGCAAAATTAAAATCTGCATATCCTAATGTAGCTGTAGAATCAAATACAGCACCATTATCAACATCATTGTATGTAGTGCCATCACTACTATATTCAACTGTTAATTTTGCAACATAATGATTTGGATAACTTGGACGTCCTTGTATTCTTAAGCCCACAATACCAATCTCACTTCCACAATCAATTGTCATATAAACCGCATTAGCAGTTCCAAGTTTGGAGGCAGAGTTTACATCTGCAATCCAAGAATAAGTGCTATCATATGTTGAATCATCAGTAGTGCCAGTGTAAACACTAGAATGGTATCGCGAACTATTGGGTGGGTTTATATTAGTATGCGGTGTAGTAATAGTGGTAGTGGTAACAGTAGCTTCCACATACCCCATTCCCGCATTCGTATTCTCAAAGTAATACACTGCTCCTCCAGTATAATCACTCGGCAAGTTCAATTGAATTAGAGTTCCACTCTGACTCACATAAGGAGAACTTAAAATCGTGTCAGCATTATCTATTTCCGTTCCAAATACCAGAGTATATCCAGTCATGCTACTATCACCTACATCAAAGAAGGCATTATCACCAGCATTAAAGGATAAATCAGGTTGGTTATAAGAAATGTCCTCTCCTGGTGCTTGTATGGAAAATACATTATTTCCAGCCCAGTTTTGAACCACTTTGACAGTATAGACTTCAGAAAATCCCATATCTGGAGCCTCACTACTGAAATAAACCAATGGACCAGTGAAACCAGCACTGAGATCTAAAATAGTATAAGCTCCAGCTTGCCCAGGTGTTCCTACTGTAGTCACACCATCGGTAAAATAAGGTGCAGCATCATCAGCAGTTTCATCAAATACAATCGGGTAACCAGCATTGGTAGTATCATATTGATAAAAGTAGTATTTAGTATTGGCTGTAAAAGTAACAACTTGGGGAACTGAATTCAAGTAGAACTTAGGAGGTGTGTCTGCAACAGTGACATTATAACTAATGGTATTTGGAGCATAACCCATACCTGGAATAATATTGTTGTAATAATACAAAGCACCAGTAGTGCCAGTATAGTCGATTCTCGTATAAGCACCCGCTTGTCCTGGAGTTCCTACTACAGTAACACCTGTAGTGTATAAAGAAGAAGACTCGGGTGAAGTGCCGAAGACAATAGGAAATCCAGCATTGGAAGGGTCCGATTGGTCGAATACATAGGTTTCTCCATTGGTGAAAGTGATATTATCTTTGGAAACACCATCAATGACAAATACACCGTTGGCTACTGTTACTTGATATGAGGGTAAAACAGATACACCTGTAACTGCGATACCCCTTGTATCACCATTATAAGACAACCACATATTACCATAATCTACTGTTGTTATATATATACACCTAATTGGCGTTGGTGTTGAAAAAGTAATTGTATTATTATATAGCTCACATTCGGTAGAAGATGTTCCAGTTGTATCAGTAAGATCATTATATTTGGTGGAAGTATATGTTGTATTTGCTGTAAATAAATTGGTGAAATTATTAGTCAATGATCCAGATAATGTTTCTTTAGATGTGATTTCATACATGACATCATTTACAGTATTAATACCTATTCGCAATTGGACAGATCCTCTATAATAGAAATCATTGAGCGTGAGTGTTTTCACTAATGCTTCTCCTACTGTGATTCTTATTAATGCATGATACGTTACTCCACCATCTACATACTCATAATAACTTAAATTTTTAAGCAATGATCCTGTAAGACGATTATATTTATAACCTCCTCTTCCAAAATATTCTTTGGTGGTAATATTATTACTACTTAAAAACATTATAGTCCGTGGTTCATCTGGGTGACTCAATTCAGTTGGATATATATCTTTAAATAATACGTTATATGTAGAAGTTGTGGTTGTATCCACATACCCCATATTTGCACTACTATCTTCAAAGTAATACACTGCTGTTTCACTATAACCAGTCAAGTCCAAAGTAATTACATTATCAGTCTGACTATAATTAGAAGTCACTAAAGTAGTATTATCATCCACAACCGTTCCGAAAACCAGACTATAACCAGTCATGCTACTATCTCCTACATAAAACAAGGCTGTCTCACCAGCATTAAAGGACAAATCGGGCTGGACTATATAATCACTTTCATCGGGAGACTTGATGGAAAACACATCTTGACCGGTCCAATTTTGGACGGTTTTGACAGCATAACCATTGAAGTATCCCATTAATGTGCCACCAGTTGAGTAATAATACAAAGCACCAGTTGTGTCATTATATACGAGTTTGGTATAAGCACCCGCTTGTCCTGGAGTTCCTACTACAGTAACACCTGTAGTGTATAAAGAAGAAGACTCGGGTGTTTCACCGAAAACAATAGGAAATCCAGCATTGGTGCTATCCGATTGGTCAAATATATAGGTTTCTCCGTTGGTGAAAGTGATTTCAGGTTTGGAAACACCATCAATGACAAATACACCATTGGCTACTGTTACAACTTTGGGAGGAGGTAATTCTTCTACAACATCACCGATTAACTGCCACCGGTATAAGTATATAGTGTTTTCTCCATTTGTTGAATTCATAACCATTCTGATAGTATAATATGCTGTTGATATATTGGATAAACTAGTAGTATGTTCAGCTAATTCTGGAAATGTTTCTTCAGTAAGATAAGTAAATGTGGTTCCATTATCATTAGAACCTAAGAAAAATACTTTTTTAGGTGAACGTAAAATATTTTGGGCTTTGATAAATACATTTTTCAATAGAAACTTATAGGGCATTGTAATTTGCAACCAATAACCAAGATACTCATCTGAACCAATATTTGTTATAATTTTATAGGCATGACCGACTGAATTTATTGCAGTGCCATCAGAATTGTATGTATTAGCATATACTCCTAAACTAGTATTACTAGGATTCAATAAAATTTCTGCGGTTCCCACAGCAGTATTACCCGTAGTCCATATATGTTGTATATTATAACTTCCATTTGCGAAACTATAAGGGGCAGAAATTGTATTTTGTGTCCAACTTGCTGTCCATACTTGGCCGGAATTATAACTACTTTTAGTAACATTGCTATAATTGATTTGGGAGGAGTTATTGTAATCAGAAGCGGATACAATAGTTGTAGGTGCATCCACATACCCCATATTTGCACTACTATCTTCAAAGTAATACACTGTAGAACCATAACCAGTCAAGTCCAAAGTAATCACATTATTAGTCTCACTATAATTAGAAGTGACTAAAGTAGAATTAGAATCCACAACTGTTCCGAACACCAAGTTATACCCACTTGTATTACTCACATCAAAGTAAACAACATCACCTGTATTAAAAGACAAATCTGGTTGGTCGTAATAGGTTCCCGAAGGAGAGCTAGCAAAGGCAAATACTACATCTCCAGCCCAGTTGGTTACTGTTTTAACCCAGTATTTCAGAAGAATAGTAGCATTGTTACTGATATCAGTATTGTCCAGTATAAATCGGAATTGCCCATTACCCGAAACAATAGGATACGATAAAGTGGTTTCGGTAGCACTAATGGTTCCTGTTAAATCAGCATTACTTAAATCAGCAGAAGTCAAATCCCCCGAAATGGTATAAGTAATGGAATCATGTGATGCTTTTAAAACATGAACATCTAAAGTTTCACCTACAAACAAAGAAGTGTTGGAAAACGATACATCATAATTAGTATTATTAAAAAATTGGTCTACAATAGAAGTGGTATTTATAGAATTCAATTTATATTTGAAAACCCAAGTAAATTCTGCTAAAGAAGACAGAAAAAAAGGGGAATCGTTTTTTTGGACTACTAAGCTGGTTGAATTTTCATCATTGGGATTGATACCATGGGCATCATGAAAATAAGCAGCATTGTTACTGTAGTCAATATAATCGGTTCCACTAGGATCCAAAGTAACATTTTCGCTTTGACTATTAATATAGGAGATGGAATTGGTATTCACACCACCTCCTTTTCGAAAAATTTGGGACGCAAACCGACTAAACATAAATACGTCGAATGTGTATATATAGAGGAATACATACATTTTGGGGGATACATCCCCCTGGGGGATTATCCCCCATACCCCCGTGGGGGATACATCCCCCATACCCCCTGTTCCACGTGGGGGTCTTAAAGGGAGTTTAATAAAAGATATACAGTATAAACATTATTGTTTTTATTGTTATAATTTTAAGGGGGTAAGGGGGATGAAATCCCCAAATCTAACTATATACCCATAGTTCAATTTGTCCGGGATATGGACTTGCAAATGCTGGTATAGACCCAAATGTAGTGCTTTTTTGTCCTATTGGATAGAACCAATTATTGCTGCCTGGATTTCCATCGTAATATGAATTACTACTATTAGCAGAGATCGCTAGACCACCAAAATTCCATGGAACTGGATTGATAGTAGAACTGATAAGTTCATACCCAGTAACACTATTGTTTGTTTCTACGAAATTACTTGTTTGTTTCCATTCTACAGTTTCATTATTTGTTTTGTCTATATACTTGAACTGATAAAAATCTCCATTTTTATAATTGGTTGTTCCATACAAACTATTTACAATGGAATAATTTTGGTTTGATGTATCAGACTCATTTAAACTATTTGTTGCTGGATTTACAGACCAACCATACCCATATGTTTGGCGGAATAATAATGTCCATGTTTGAGGAACACTATATCCCATATTTGCAGCCTCACTACTGAAATAAAACAATGCGGTTGAACCTGTATAATCCAGTCTCGTATATGCTCCAGGTTGTCCTGGGCTTCCTACTACAGTTACACCTGTAGTGTATAAATTAGACATATCATCTTTTGTAGTGCCAAACACGATTGGATAACCAGCATTGGTGCTATCCGATTGGTCAAATACATAGCTTTCTCCGTCAGTGAAAGTAATTTCAGGCTTAGATTGGGCACCAGAACCAGTATCAATGAAGAATACTTCATTGGAAACAGTTACTGTGTATACATTTACATTTACCGTAGAAGATGTGTCTACATAAGGATTATTGTATAACTGAGTTACTTCAGACGCAGTCAATACAGTATCATATACATGAACCGCATCAAAGTAATATCCAGCATAACTTGTAAGAACATTATGGGCTTGGTCTTGATCACCTCTGTTTTGAGTTCCAGGGTAATAGGCACCAAGTAATAATGGCTCTATGAAGTTTACAGTGGTATTGCTAGTTCCAACATTCACACCATTAATATATAATGTAGTTGTGGTGCCATCATACGTAAAACACAAATGATGCCAAGTATTGAGAGATGGAGCCGATGTGTTAATATTAACAGTATAAAATTGTAGATTGGATGAACCATTGCCTATATTAATATTATTGGTGACATGACCCCATACTGCGGTAAGACTAGCAGTGTCTCCAAAAAGTCTTGTGTTTGCATTAATTGTATCAGCGGTTGTGTAATAATAGATTGAAAAGGTAAATGAGGTTAATGAGTTTGAAGGGTTTGATGTTAAAACGTCAGGTAACATGATCGACGCATTAGTAACCCCAGATTGACCATATGGCAAATAATAACTTCCACGGCCACCAATATTTGACTCATAAGTTACACTACCTACATTTGTTGCGTTATTCGCTGTATCGATTAGGTTAGTAAGAGAAGTTCCACTTCTATTATCGCTTTGGGCGTCTATGTATATTTTGAGATTTGACTTTTTAGGAGTAGTGGTAGTGGTTATGGCTCCTTGTATTAACCCTGCTCTCATGGCTATAAAACCATTCGATTCTTGTATAGCGGTTGGTGTGATTTTAATGTATCGGGCTAAAACAGGAGTAGCAAAATTAAAATCTGCATATCCTGGCGTAGCCGCAGTTGAAGAATCAAATTCAGCACCATTATCAACATCATTGTATGTAGTGCCATCACTACTATATTCAACTGTTAATTTTGCAACATAATGATTTGGATAACTTGGACGTCCTTGTATTCTTAAGCCCACAATACCAATCTCACTTCCACAATCAATTGTCATATAAACTGCATCAGCTGTTCCAAGTTTGGAGGCAGAGTTTTCATCTGCAATCCAAGAAGAAGTGCCATCATATGTTGAATCAGAAGTATAGCCAGTGTAAGAACTAGAATGGTATCGCGAACTATTAGGTGGGTTTATATTAGTTGTATTAGTAGTAGAAATAAGAGAAGTAGCTTCGGGTGCTTCCACATACCCCATATTCGCACTCGTATCTTCAAAGTAATACACTGCTCCTCCAGTATAATCACTCGGTAAGTTCAATTGAATTAGATTTCCACTCTGACTCACATAAGAAGAACCTAAAATCGTGTCAGCATTATCGATTTCCGTTCCAAATACCAGAGTATATCCACTCATAGTGCTATCACCTACATCAAAGAAGGCATTATCACCAGCATTAAAGGATAAATCAGGTTGGTCATAAAATAAGTCATCTCCTGGTGCTTGTATGGAAAATACATTATTTCCAGCCCAGTTTTGAACCACTTTGACAGTATACACTTCAGCAAACCCCATATCTGTAGCCCCACTACTGAAATAAACCAATGGACCAGTAAATCCAGCACTTAGATCTAAAATAGTATAAGCTCCAGATTGTCCAGGTGTTCCTACTGTAGTCACATCATCGGTAAAATAAGGTGCAGCATCATCAGCAGTTTCATCAAATACAATTGGATAATCTTCATTGGTGCTATCATATTGATAAAAGTAGTATTTAGTATTGGCTGTAAAAGTAACAACTTGTAGGGCCGAGTTCAAGTAGAACTTAGGAGGTGTGTCTGCAACAGTGACATTATAACTAATGGTATTTGGAGCATAGCCCATACCTGGAATAATATTGTTGTAATAATACAAAGCACCAGTGGTGTCATTATATTCCAATTTGGTATAAGCACCCGCTTGTCCTGGAGTCCCTACTACAGTAACACCTGTGGTATATAAAGAAGAAGACTCGGGTGAAGTGCCGAAAACAATAGGAAATCCAGCATTGGATGGGTCCGATTGGTCGAATATGTAGGTTTCTCCGTTGGTGAAAGTGATTTCAGGTTTGGAAACACCATCAATGACAAATACACCATTGGCTACAGTTACTGAGTATGACAGTATAACTGGTATACCTTCCGTAACGGTGATACCTCTTGTATCACCATCATAAGACAGCCACATATTACTACCGAGTAATGTTGTTATATATATACACCTAATTGGTGTTGGTGTTGAAAAAGTAATTGTATTATTATATAGCTCACATTCGGTAGAAGATGTTCCAGTTGTATCAGTAAGATCATTATATTTGGTGGAAGTATATGTTGTATTTGCTGTAAATAATTGGGTGAAATCATTCGTCAATGATAAGGGAGTTGTAGATTCAGATGTGAGTTCATACATAACATCATTTACAGTATTAATACCTATTCGTATTTTAACAGTTCTGTTAGTATTATTAGGGATGTTTCCTCTATAATAGAAATCATTGAACGTGAGTGTTTTCACTAATGCTTCTCCTACTGTGATTCTTATTAATGCATGATACGTTACTCCACCATCTACATACTTATAATAACTTAAATTTTTAAGCAATGATCCTGTAAGACTATTGGTAGTATAACCTCCTCTTCCAAAATATTCTTTGTTGGTAATATTATTACTACTTAAATACATAATAGTCCGTGGTTCATCTGGGTGACTCAATTCGTTTGGATATGTATCTTTAAATAATACGTCATATGTAGGTGCGGTGAGTATGGGTGTAGGCGCATCCACATACCCCATATTTGCACTACTATCTTCAAAGTAATACACTGCTGTTTCACTATAACCAGTCAAATCCAAAGTAATTACATTATCAGTCTCACTCACATAAGGAGCACCCAAAACAGTAGAACTATCATCTATAACCGTTCCGAAAACCAAGTTATAACCAGTCATGCTACTATCTCCTACATAAAACAAGGCTGTCTCACCAGCATTAAAGGACAAATCTGGCTGGACTATATAATCACTTTCATCGGGAGACTTGATGGAAAACACATCTTGACCGGTCCAGTTTTGGACGGTTTTGACAGCATAACCATTGAAGTATCCCATTAATGAACCACCAGTTGAGTAATAATACAAAGCACCAGTAGTGCCAGTATATACGAGTTTGGTATAAGCACCCGCTTGTCCTGGAGTTCCTACTACAGTAACACCTGTAGTGTATAAAGAAGAAGACTCGGGTGAAGTGCCGAAAACAATAGGAAATCCAGCATTGGTGCTATCCGATTGGTCAAATATATAGGTTTCTCCGTTGGTGAAAGTGATTTCAGGTTTGGAAACACCATCAATGACAAATACACCGTTGGCTACTGTTACAGTATGTTCAATTGGAACTTTATTTAAATAAACACTATTTACTTCATTTGCGGATAAAGCGCGATCATAAAAACGATAATCATCAAAATAGCCACCAGTATTGAGAATACCACCTAGAACATGATAATTATAACTTGTTCCGGTATGAAGTAATATAGTTCCATTATTTACTTTAAGAACATTGTCAAAATAAAAATTAAAATTATAATCAAGTAATGTATTGTTAGTAGAATTTATATTTGAATATTGACATGTAAAACATATATGGTGCCAATTTTGATCATTTGGATAAGAATCTATTATATTAATCGAATTCGCATTTCTATGATAAAAACTTAATGCTCCAGTTGATTGTATTTTCATAAATAAACCCGCTGACGCCCAATCCAATTGATTTTTATATCTCCATATCTCATTTGTGGGATAAATACTGTTAGAATTCATTTTCATCCAAAATGAAACAGTAAAACTTGTTTGAAGAGGAACACTTGGGAAAGTTATACTTTGTCGAGAACTTGTATTAGAGTGATCTAAATAAATAGAACCAGTTCCATATTTTACCGTAGATGTATTAATTGTCCCATAATTCGGTAGAGTAGCATTACCATACCCATTTGAAATGTGATTTGTTAAAGTCTTATTACTAATATCACCGTCATCCATTTTGAACCACATTATGTTTGGATACACATTTGCATTTGCATCCACATACCCCATTCCCACATCACTATCTTCAAAGTAATACACTGTAGAACCATAACCAGTCAAATCCAAAGTAATTACATTATTAGTCTCACTATAATTAGAAGTCACCAAAGTTGTATCATCATCAACCACCGTTCCGAACACCAAGTTATACCCACTTGTATTACTCACATCAAAGTAAACAACATCACCTGTATTAAAAGACAAATCTGGTTGGTCGTAATAGGTTCCCGAAGGAGAGCTAGCAAAGGCAAATACTACATCTCCAGCCCAGTTGGTTACTGTTTTAACCCAGTATTTCAGAAGAATAGTAGCATTGTTACTGATATCAGTATTGTCCAGTATAAATCGGAATTGCCCATTACCCGAAACAATAGGATACGATAAAGTGGTTTCGGTAGCACTAATGGTTCCTGTTAAATCAGCATTACTTAAATCAGCAGAAGTCAAATCCCCCGAAATGGTATAAGTAATGGAATCATGTGATGCTTTTAAAACATGAACATCTAAAGTTTCACCTACAAACAAAGAAGTGTTGGAAAACGATACATCATAATTAGTATTATTAAAAAATTGGTCTACAATAGAAGTGGTATTTATAGAATTCAATTTATATTTGAAAACCCAAGTAAATTCTGCTAAAGAAGACAGAAAAAAAGGGGAATCGTTTTTTTGGACTACTAAGCTGGTTGAATTTTCATCATTGGGATTGATACCATGGGCATCATGAAAATAAACAGCATTGTTACTGTAGTCAATATAATCGGTTCCACTAGGATCCAAAGTAACATTTTCGCTTTGGCTATTAATATAGGAGATGGAATTGGTATTCACACCACCTCCTTTTCGAAATATTTGGGACGCAAACCGACTAAACATAAATACGTCGAATGTGTATATAAAGGGCACACATACATTCATTCTACGCTTTTCCCCAAAATTGCATAATAGTGCGTATTCCATTTTGTGCATTGTAAATTTTCGTTAAGAATGGGTCAAATAAAAGTTTCTTCACTTCACCTGAGCAATATTTCTCGCGTTTTTTCATATAAGGTTCGATTAATCCATCACAATCTTCATACATTTTGTCTAAATGTTTATTTAATTCTACTATTTGTTTTTGCTTGAAATTCTTGTATATGTAAACTTTGTCTAAAGCCAATGAAAATAGCTGTAGAAGTGGGTTCATGAGCTGATTGGTAATATAATAATGGTAATCCAAAGGTAGCTCATGTTTGGCAATAAAGTCCAATGTTTCCACTCGATCGCCCAATAGTTTTTGTCCCTTGTTTTCAATGAAAGCGTATTTTATACGGTCGCCTGGTTTGGGTTTATTACCGGGTTCTCGTTCTCCCACCCTGTCGGCTAACACTTTATGGGCGATTTGTAGAGGATTCTTATAGTTACTACGCAAGGATTTGGTTAAAGCGAGTTTATCAATGGAAACGCCGCCGTCGACTAAGGACTGTAGAGAATCATTCAAGAATTCAATGGCCTTTTGGACATTATCGGGTTCCTTCATTAAAATGGTGAGAATACCACCATACACGTCTTTTAAATAATCACAAGAATCGCGTCGCTTTAATGGCAGACCCATAAATTTGAGTTTTCCTTTATTGGGGTTGAATTCATACAGCATTCCTACGTATCGTTTTTTGGATAATAAAATGAAACTCATGAGGGTTTTTTCATAGGCGAGTTTCATAGGGGGTGGTAAAAACAAGGAACACAAATTGGCTGCTTCTTGGGCGATTTCAATGGTGATTTCCAATGCGTCTTTGCCTCTGATTGGAGCACCAGTTTGGGGGTCTTCTAAGTTGAAGGTAAAGAATACACTGTCCGTATTGTGCACAATCATGTTACCAATACCAGCTGCAAAATGATGATTTCCAGTAGTCAGGTCATAAACATAACCTTCATAGTCAATAGGATGGATTTTTTTTACAGCATTTGGTGAGGTTACTTCGTGGTTGCAAATCACGTAATAACTATTATTGCTCTCATCGTAGTCCAAAGATACATTATTTTGGCTATTGCACAGTAGATAATAATGTTGTGCTGCTTCCAGTTGAGAATGAAACATTTTGGACGAGGATGATGATGACAGTGATCCATTGTCTACAGTAGCAGCCAGAATCGGTAAATTATGATGCAGTAATTCAGTTCCTATGGTAACATCTTTAGGAGAAATTTCTTCTCCATTCGATTGCACCAAAGAATGGTCATCAGTGACATCTACAACTCCAGTATGAGTAAGAACACGAATCATCTTTTTATGAGGAGCCAGTATATGACGTATTACACGTTTCAATGGTGTCCATCCATTTTCGGTCCATGAATCTACACCAATTAGTTCGCAGCATTCTTTTGTCTGTTTTCCTTCTTCCAAACATTGTTCCCATTTATTCATACCATACTTTTCTGCTAAACTATCGATTGTGACCAATTGAACAGTGTCGTCTACCCGAACACATACAGGTGTATAATTCGCAACACTATCACCATATACATACTGTGATTTTGTTCCTACAACTCGAACACCAGTGCCAGATTTCAATTCATATACCGAATTTCCGTAAATTTCTTCTACCATTCGTTTTGCATAGGTAATCATTTGACGTCCAATGGAAGTAATGGAAGCAGCGACATCTTTTTCAAAGAAAGTGGACACACTGGAACCCATTTGACCGTATAAAGAATTGGCCGTGACTTTGTATCCCAATTGACGTTTGTCCAACACATTGGCTAAAAACGGGTCGGGTTCACTTTCGGCTTTTTTCCGGGTTTCTTTACGGGCTTTCAATAAATCACCAATAATACTGGGAATGATTCCTTCTTGTCCTGTAGGAAATTTCGCCCATCGGACTTCTTTGTATCCCGATTTCACTTTCTCGGTTTTCAGCAATTTACCATTTTTATCGAATTTTTTGACTTGTTCATAATTATCGAAAGTAACATTGATGTATTTATAATTGGATAAATTATCATATCTGGCCGCTTTTTCCAAAAGAATATCGCAATTTTTCCCGGTTACAATAGACGTATTAATTTTAATCAACTTCCCCGTTAAATCAAACGTTTTGGTCCATACTTTGCTATTGGGAGAAAGATTCCAACCCTTTGCAATAGAAGGATACAATGACGAATAATCCACACACGCAACTGGGTTTTCCCCATACATTTCACATTTCGGGGGTAAGACAATCGCACCTTCGTATCCGTCGTCATTTTTGACTTTTTCTAAATCGGGCATCAATGTATCCTTTTCTCTACAGACTTTGGCCACATAACTGGTCAATTTAATTCCTTGTCCTCGGAACACCAAAAAGGAAATCGGGACGTTACAAATACGACTCATTTCATTGTAGCCAGTCAATACATCGACTTTTTTCATCAAGTGATGCACTAAGTTGCAATCCTGAATACAGTATTTCGCAACAATGGCTCGAGATTCAGCCGATTCTTTGGACAGTCGGAAAATATCTTGTGGTGAAACATCGTCTTTGGCCATACCCCATTTCAAATTTTGCGTTTTCGGGTTTAATGCAGTATGAAGACCTTCAATGGTAATCACATTGTATGTTCCAGTAGGAATCGTCAATAATGACATCAACGATTCATCTACAGTCACATCTCGGTCGATTTGCAATACTCGGAATTTTCGTCCGTCTGCATAATAATCCGTAGTGAAACTGGTGATTTCCAAATGAATAAAGTCTCCCACATGTAGTCCAGCCAAGTTTTTACTGTAGAGACGTGTTTGGTTGTCTACTTTGCGTATTTCGAGTCCTTTAATATCATCACGAATCATGGTTCCGGCTACATCATCCAATTTATACGAAGACAAATTGTAATCACGGCGGAAATAAAACAATAGGTCGATTTGCAAACGTCCTGAAATACAAGGATAATGCAAGTCATAATCACCACTGGCCAAACGATTTTGAGTATGGTCCAATTGGTATTCTTGCGTTTTATAATCTTGTTTTGCACATACTTCATTGTTAATTCGTGATAACATGCAAAACTCTTCTACAATCGACAATTCTTTGGCTCTTTGAAACATAAATTGGTAATCAAAACCGAATATATTGTAGCCAATAATAATATCGGGATCCTCTTGTTGTATCAAATCTGTCCAGTTCAAAATACATTGTTTTTCATCTGGCACCGATACAATCTCCACACCTTCTACTGGTGTGCAGGAATTCACGACCAAACAATGATTCTTGTAAGGTTCCATGCTACCATTTTTCAAAAACGTGGTTCCAATAAAGGTGATTTCGTCTCCTTTTAAAGTAGGAAATCCATTATTGGGTTCCGATAATGCGGTATTGACCGTGTGGATTTTTTGTTCACGTGTGTGTTTGCTGTCCAATAAATATTGACCAATGGTTTTCTGCAAATCTTCTTTACTGTAGACAACAGTAGAATCATCTTTTTTCGCATAAGACGACCCGATTTCTACTGCCATTTTTTCGTGGTCTCCGCCTCCATTTTCTTCGTTGTTGGAACCATCGGTAGCTGAGGCTGCCTCTGCAATTTTGGCGGCAATGGCGGCAGCTTTTACCAATGGATTATTTTGATTTTGAATGGAATCATCGGCAATGGTCATGGTAATAAAACGTTCACATAGTTGATTGATTCGTTCTTTGGTTGGTTTGATTTTAGGATACACACAATCAATATCGTCTACTGTATCTGTGCCAAAAGCAGCTTTAATGGATTTTTTCAGAATCAATTGAATCGCTTTATAAGAAAGGCTTTGTTTTTGTTTTTTCGCTTCAATGAGGTCGATGATTTGAGAAGCCAGACGTTTGTAGTCTTTTACAGGCAACGGAAAATCCCCGTGACTACTGCTAGCTTCAATATCAAAACTCGCGATTTTATAAGGAACAGGTGTTTCTTTCGAAGGCAAAGGATGAATCTGTCGCGTGGAACAAATGTATTCATAAGTGCATTGACTGGTCTTGATTTCACAGGGAATTGTTTCTTTGTGATCCAAACGCACCCAACCCGATGGACTAATACTGTAGATATGAAAATAGCGCAATAAAGGGGGGATATTGCTTTCATAAGTAGGATATCGCATCTTGGCGTCGAGAGTTTTGGATGATAGCAACATTTTGCATTGTCGAAAGGCCCTTGTTGTTTTGAATGTGAGCTTGAGGAATTTATAGGAAGTGCTGCCGGTGAATTCGTATAATTTTTGATGGGATTCTAATTGGGCATGGAGAAATTCCGAACGCAAGTATTTAGGAATATTGGCATGGTCTCGATAATGGATAAACAAATCGTCCGCACGTATTTGGTTGAAAGTGGAAGGAACTTGGACGTAAAAGAATGGTCGGAAATTGTTGACAAAGAGAACACATGTTTCACCTACAGTATTGATTCCAAACATTCGAATTTGGAAATTGTAGGATGTTACTTTTGTATCCGTATTGCGGTAATCATATGCTTGAAAATCAAACAAACGGAACTCATTGTAATCGGGTAAAGCTGGGTCGAGTTTTTTACGCTCGACGATTTTGAACTTTTTTGTTTTCCTGTCAGTTGAAGTTTTTGTTCCTACTGCTGCAGTAGTAGAATTCATCTTCTTCCGAACAGTTTGTTTTTTCTGTTTGCTTTTGTTATAATTCATAATGAGTTACGTTTAAATGAATTTTTTACTACAAAGTGTTTTTAAAAGTAGTAAAAAATAGTAATCTATATTCAATTTTTTGGGGGGGATTCCATCCCCCTGGGGGATGGAATCCCCCATACCCCCTGGCTCCGCGTGGGGGATTCCATCCCCCATATCCCCCTGGCTCCGCATTTTGCTGGGGGATGGAATCCCCCATACCCCCTGGCTCCGCCTTTTGCTATTCAAATGGGCTCGCTTCGCTCGCCCTTCGTGGAACGGAGGGGGGTAGGGGGAACCTTTAGGTTCCCCCGAAGTATGCATATAATTCTTGTATTTTTTCATTTCGATTCCCCAAGTCAATGAGTGAGTCTTTACCCATAAGCTCGAACGCATCGTGTCGAAGTGTTTGGAAGATTTCGGAGTAGTCATTAATACCCGATGATACAATCGAATAGCTGTAGAGTTTACAATACATAGAGAACCATTGGTCGTCAATGAATCTGGCACATTCTGGTAGAGGAAATACTGCGACATTGTCCAACATGGAACTATGCATAAGTAATCCAACAAAGCCATGAATAAGACCACCAGATGTTCCATATTGTTTGAAAATATCGTAGCGGTTTTGATAAATGTATTGTTTAGAAGTAATCCGTGATTTCATTTTACTGATTAATTCGGGGTGATATTCTTGGTCATCATCACAAATGAAGACATAGACATCTTGTGATAAAATGAGATGCAAAGCACCTAAATATTTGGAAGGCGACCCATAATCTTCTCCTATAGTAACAGTAACACAAGATTTATAGGGTTCTTGTTGAGTCAAGTAGTCTGGAATGACAATAGATTGAGACTGAAATCGACGATATGTTTTAGAGACGTTTAAATAAATATGGTCGACTTGTGACAATAGAGAATCAATAGAACGTTTGCATTCGTCATCAATACGAGAAGGGATGGTAGTCAAAGATGCCACAACTTTCATGATAATGAAAAAAGTGTGTAATTTTTAAATGCATTTTTCTCTCAAAAAGATATATATACGAAAAAATAGAAAACAATGGATTTAACCAGTATACAAGAAAACCAAAGAGTATACATGTCAATGGCGAAGAATCGCATACCCGTTGGTTTTACTCATCACATGACACCCAATTCAATATATAAATTATTGACTCTACTGGGAAAGAAAACCATAGAAAATAGTGTCGTAATGGATGTGGGTTGTGGCCAAGGGTTTGTATTGTATCATATGTTAAAAGCTGGAGCAAAAAAGGCAATAGGGACAGATTGGGATGAAACCGTTTTAAAAAATACGGTTCCATTCGAAGCATATAATCCTTTAGTGAAACAAAATAAAATATTGGACTTACGAAGTGAAGATTTTGGTAAGAAAAGGAGTCATTTAATCGATAAAGACTGTAGTATAGTAACCATGTTTATAGGTGATAATGCATTAGTCGAACGTTTATTAACTTTATTTGAAAAAAAGAAACATCTGAAAGCAATTGCATTTATGCGTCCGACCCGAGGTTTTGATTATGATGAATGGTTTGCAAAAAAAATAGAAAAGGGTTTATGGACTGTAGAAGAATTTACATTGGTATTGTCTGGATCACAGGAGCGACGGCAAAGTTTTGTGGTCCACAAGGGGGAACCATAGGTGGGGGAACCGTAGGTTCCCCCTACCCCCCTCCTCCTCCATATATTATCTCTAAGGGAGCTCGCTTCGCTCGCTCCCACGTGGAACAGGGGGTATGGGGGATGAAATCCCCCACCCATTTAGAACCCCATATCATAATCATCATCGTCACATAATTCACTATCTTCTACTGCAGGTCTTTCGGTAATGTGATTATTTACCAAAATATTATCTTTACCGCAGAATTCTTCTTTGGAAGCACCAGTATTGGATTTCGCAAATACATTATTACAGTCTTTGAATGCTACACCATCAGCATTTTCATTATTCTTTTCCATTGCGTCCAAATCCAGTAATACATTAAATGCACCTGTTCCAAAATATCCGTATTGACCACACATAACATTTGCGGACACTCCGCGCATGTTATCCAAATGACCATGACGTGCTGCATTCAAGAACATTTCGGTATGCATTTCAAAAGTGGCCTTGGCAATAGGACCAATGTTATCTTTCAAAAATCCAGAACGATAAACAGCCACCATATCTTTTCCATTGTAGGTCATACGGTCACATAATACACTCAGGTGATGATAATTCAAATATACATCACTATGTTCCATGACTTCTACAAATTCCGTCAAAATACATTGACGAGCGGCTTCAATACCAAGTGTTTTGTATACTTCATAAATATCATTGGAATAAGTGTTTTTGGTGTCAATAAAGGAAAGACCCAATACTTCCAAAAAGTTGGTGCCAGTAGTATCCAAAACCCATGTATCTTTGCGAACATATTTTCCATCTTCTTTTATTACAGTATTGGGCACTTTACGAGGTAGCACTTTGGCAATATTATCCACACCACGCAAAATGGTTTTCTTGAGCATGGACTCTTGGAAGTTTTTCAGTAAATAAATTTGGTCTGCGCTATCCAATTGAGCAGTCAAATCCTTTTTACCTTGTGCCAAATTCATTCGAATGCGGAAAATCAGATTACTGTCGTTATAGTCACTATATCTACAGCAAATACGTTTACCGTAGGATTGATTCAATGCAAAATAGACATCATCCATTCGAATATTTTTATCCAACATAGTATCTGCATTCATTTCCAATCGAATAATCCATTTTGATTTGGAGGTTGCATCTTGGACTGTTTGTTGGGTGGTCTCTTGAATCAATTGTTCGTATTCATTGTAATGTTCCATCATGGCACGGTCCTCTTCAATGACCGTATTGTCATCGGAAGGGTCGTAGTAAATACGGACTGATTTTACAATATCATGTAAACGAGTATGTTCGATCATATTGGCATATTTCATGGCCTTTTCTTGATTGACCGCATCTGCTGGTTTCAATGTAACAGTAAGAGAAGGGTTTTTGGGATTCTTAGTGAGTCTCAATATTTCTTCAATACGGGGAACACCACGTGTTACATTGGATTTGGAAGCTACACCGACATTATGGAATGTATTCAAAGTCAGTTGTGTAGTAGGTTCACCAACCGATTGAGCGGCAATGACACCAACCATTTCACCTGGATGAACCAATGCTTGTTTGTATTTCAAAAAGAGGGTATCCATGAGAAGTTGCATTGCATTTTTATGGAATCGATGTTTCACCAATAAAGTGCGAGGAGATAAATGGAAATCATACATGATTTTGAAAAGGGGATTTTCGGGGGCATATTGATTGTAATTCATCATGCGTTTGTAATTGGCTTCAATCATATTTAATGCTTCTAAAGGAGTAATATTGACGGCAAAAGTATCGTCGATTTCCAATTGTCCAGCAATGCTTTTAATCAAATGTGTGAAATTAACAGGAAGACGAATGACATTTTCATTACGATAAGCAAATACTTTTTTTACAATAACTTCCCTGGCATCGGTCATAGATTCGATTAAACTACGTAATTTTAATTTTGTATCTTTTTTTTGTTTTTGCATACGTGCAGCCGCTTCTTTTGTAAATATTTTCATAATATCGGCCTTGTTTGTATCGGTGTCTTGTAATCCTACAATATCATAGTGCATGTAAATATCTTCAATGGACATTTCAACTAAAGGAATATTTTGGTTTTCCACCTTGGTAGAATCGAAATTATCATCACCGTAGGAAAACTGGACGATTTTGCCCATGTGGTTACGGACAGTTTGGTCATAAGCGACGTAAATATCTTCCAAGGATTTGATAATACGTCTTTGAATATAGCCCGTTTCCGAGGTCTTGACTGCAGTATCAATGAGACCAATACGACCAGCCATAGCGTGAAAGAACATTTCATAAGGAGTGAGTCCACCAATAAAGGAGTTTTCAATGAACCCCCGAGCACTGGGTGAATCGTCGTATTTAGCAAAATGAGGCAAAGTTCGATGTTCAAAACCGTAAGGGACACGTTTTCCTTCCACACTTTGTTGTCCCAAACAGGACAACATTTGAGAAATGTTAATAGGTGAACCCTTGGAACCGGAATTGACAATCATCAAAAAGCGGTTGCTTTTACTAAGACTATTACGACCGATTTTACCAGCTTGTTCAGTGGCCTTGTTTAAAATGTTATTGACACGAGTTTCAAAATCCATGGCATTGGAATAGGCGCTACTGTTTTCATAAACACCCAAGTGCAATTCTTGAATCAAGCTTTGGACATCTTGTTTTTGTTTATGGACAGTATGAGCGATTTCTTGTTTTGTCTTGGCATTGGCAATCAAATCACTAATACCGACACTAAATGAACTGGTTTTCATGTATTCAGTAATGACATTTTGTAAATCATCAATAAATTTCACGCAGGTTTCATTGGTAAAATTATTGATAATACGATGTAATATTCCTTTACTGGCCGATGCCATAATCGACTTTTCTAATTGACCCCCTACATAACGACCATTTTGAATACGAATGATTTGATTCTTGTTGTTTTTATCATCATCATCACTATAGTTTTTCGTTTTCTGGTTCATAGTGATTTGTGGGAAAATATGACTTAATATTTCGAAACTACTGTAAGACGATTTATTGGATTTCAATAAAGATGGATCCATGTTGTTGGTCATCATCAAATAGTTCATCGCATCTAAAGGATGGATTTTCACCGTATTACGAGTAAAACGGAAACATCCTAATAAAGAATCCTGAAAGATTCCTATGATGGGGGCATTTTTGGATGGACTTACCAATTGTTGTGTTACTGCTGGTAAATACATCAGTTCCGTTTCTGCAGTCGTGCTTTGAGGCATGTGCATATTCATTTCGTCTCCCGACGATATCCTTCATGTTTCCATGAAGGCCGGACTGTATCTTAAGCAAGTTCATACTGGCTAAGTAATCATAACTCACCCACACCCGTTCAGTCTCTGAACGCCTATCATATCCTGCCAAAACGGACTTAGATAGTAACGCTGCGGATTGCCCAATCCCTAAACGTTTTTACCATTGGTTACGGTCATTATCCGTGTTCCCTTATAATGTTTCCAAAATAAGGTGGTAGTTTAGGGCTCTAAGGGGTTTCCCGAACATCAAGGTGTGTCGCTAATGGGGAAACCAGTTTCCCCATACCCCTTCTCCATAGTAAATAGGATGGGGGTATGGGGGAAACCTTGGTTTCCTCCATTAACTAGGGGGGTGCAACCTTTTCAGTCCCCCTGTTTTCGACAGAGACGTTTATCGAAATCAGCATTGTATGGGTTGGTCACTCCAACATTGAATCGAAAAGTATCACCTTTTTTCATCACTTTAACTTCATGACACATCATACTCATTTTATGTAAACTGGGTTGTCTATTAAACAAAACATAATCACCATCCATCATATGCCTATGCAGTTTATCACCAGTTTCCAAAACAATGCTATCGCGGTCTACATACCGTAGAGACACTTGGTCTCCGTTTTTCCGTTCCAAACGGTTTGCACCTGGGTAAACATCGGGTCCATTTTGCAATAATTTGGTTAAAAATCCCCGGTTTCGGTCGTTCACCAATACTGGCCGAGTGATGTTTTTCGCGATTTTCATCGGCACACCCAATTGGGTAATGGATAAATTCGGGTCGCCTGTAATCACTGACCTTGCACTGAAATCCACACGTTTACCCATGAGATTTCCTCGAACTCTTCCATTTTTCGTATTCAATCTACTGCTAATACATTGAAATGTTCTTCCCGAATTTTGACCTAATGGACTTGTCCCAGATGCCTTGTTATTACTCAACATCGTCACATAATACTGTAGAAGTAAGTAGTTCTTTTCTATTATTTTTGCACTGCCATTATTCGGATTCGCTATGGCATCTTTTATGATATTATTGTATTTTAAGATATTCATGTATATGTGAGTTAAATCGTCTTCGCTTCGTTGTTGCGCATCGTGTTTTACAGATGGTCTTACCGCTGGTGGTGGAACTGGTAACACCGAACAAACCATCCACTCTGGTCTTGACCACAATGCACTAAATCCCATAAATTGCACGTCCTCATCCGAGATTCGCTTAAACATCTTGTATATTCGTTCCGCATTCAACTTTTGCGAAAAACTATCCTTTTCACCATTCGATAATTGGATTTTATCCCAAGTCGCTATGATTGTAGCAAATCCATCTACCTTATATTTATCTGGTTGTTTACAGCCACAACCATCTTCCGTCTCTTGTCCACATCGACTCACCTTATGGTTACTGATAAACTGCCATCTTTCTTCTGGTGTCTTCTTGATTAAATGCACATAATTTTTTTTATTGATCATTAGTTTACTACACTTATAACACACTACTTTACACACTTTTACAATATCTTTCAAATGTTGAACCAATAATACTGGCATCGCCAATTCCATGTGTCCAAAATAACCTGGTGTATCCATATACGTTAATCCATCCGTTGGACAAAACATTCCTTTCTCCAAGACTCCCATCTTTGGATCAAAGAGTCCTCCATTTGCATCTCGTGATACCACCTCCACTACCGAATTCTTTCGAATTTCCTCTGGAGATAGCATACTAAATTGCACACCAATGATTTTGGATGGATTGGTATACGCATTTGTTTGAACTCTCTTCATAATTCTATACAAAAACTATATATATACTATTGTTTTATTTAAGTAGCTTTTTAGTTGCTATTCGAATTTTCAATTTTTTTCGGTTTTGTTCTACAGTAGAAAAAATACTATCTTTATACTGTATTTAACTCAATTTTCACTTACTTTTTTGTGCTATCGATTGCAATTTACCTAAATACTCTGTTATTGCTATTGTTGTATCGATTAAATTAAATAATGGTGGGAAAATGATTTTCGAAATTTTCACATTTTTGTCATACATTTTTTTGTGAAATGGCTTGGATTTCTCATTTCCAATCGCTTTCAAATCTATTGTTTTTATTAATTTCATTATACTTTTATCCATATTGATGATTTGTTGATTCATTTCCCGTTTGGTTCTCTTCAGTGAGACCAACGCCCTACGGGTTTTGCTATTGGGACTCTTGATCTTACTTCTACTTCTACTCTTTTTCGGAGTCTTGCTTTTGATTGGAGTCTTGCTTTTGCTTGGAGTCTTGCTTTTGCTTGGAGTCTTGCTTTTGCTTGGAGTCTTGCTTTTGCTTGGAGTCTTGCTTTTACTTAAAGTCTTGGAACGAACACGATAACCACCCAATTGATTTAAGTTGTCAAATACGCTATTATACATATAACTCAAAGCATCGTTATAAGAATTGGCTATTGTAGTAGAAGCTCCATTCACTCCATCAACTGTAGAATATATTACTTCTACTGCTGTATTCGTAACTGGATTATCAACTGTAGAATATAATAATTCAATTCCCTGAGATGATTTATTTACTGTAGAAACGAGGCTACTTACTCCTGTTTTTACCATATGATATTCATTTTGCACATCTGGATGTTCAGAAGCGACCTTATTAATCAGCCGTGGAACATCTGTTGCTATGTCTTTCACGAATTGTGTAATATCCAGCTTTTTTAATACTCCAAACCCTTTGAATAAAAACTTCAAAAATACGACAAAGCTATCTTCTACCATTTTGGGATTATTTGTCTTGATTGCAATATAGGATAATACTAAATGCACTAAATAAAGGTGAATTACAAATATGAAAAATTCAAAAACAAAAATCAATACTCTAAAATACAATACATTACCTACTCCGGCTTTTAGATACGATACTAATGATAAATAAACACTTACTAATGTATACAAAACTTGCAATAGAAATTTAAATAAAGATACGATGCATGTTACGACTCCTTTTATTGTTTTTTGTGAACAACCATTTGTTGTAAGGTTATTTAAATCTTTTTTAATCTCTTTTAATAAATTCTTTTGCTCCTTAAAGTTCGATGTCTGAGAGACCAATGTGGTTTCTGTCACTTCTTCTGTTTTGGTTACCCCGCTTTCTATATTTTTGATTGTGGTAGTCAGCTGTGCGAACTTTTCATCTTGTTGCTGTATATGCTTTATTAGTGTTTCTAATACTAGAGTATTCTCTACTATTTTACTGTGGTCCACTTCATTAAATAACTCTTTCTTACTCATTACTCAGTCTTCTTTATGAACTTCTCTATATGTCTCTATAGATTAAAATGAGAGAAAAAAATGACCACAGCACTCGAAAAATTGAAAATCGGAATTCTAAGATGAAAGTCATATAAATAAATCATTATAAGTAAGCTTATAATACATTCGTATCCACAAAACACTTTTTAATAACTCACATTCACAATCGTTCTACTAAATCACAATGGCCAACACTAAATTCTCTTGTGACAAAAAATCCAACGCTACCAAGAAGGCAGCCGCAGATAAAAAATACAAAAAGAAGAGGGTTGTTGAATCATCCGATGACGAGACTGATTCTTTTGTAGATAGTGATTATGAAACATTGGAAGATGAAGATGATTACTATGACGAAGATGAAGACGACAACTTCTACGATGAGGAAGACGATGCTGGTAAAATGGATGAATCAGAAGACGATGAGAATGACAATGATGAGGAAGACGACGATGAAGAGGATGACCGTAGAAATACGAAAAAGAGAAAGTATGAAACACGGTCTTCCACTAAATCGAACAAAAAGAACCAAAAAATGACCAAAAAAGAAGAAAAAGCAATCAAAAATGAAATCGAAAATGCATTTGTATCTTTAATCAAAAACAAATTACAGGGTAAAATCAACGAAGAAGATGACGACGAAGATGAAGACAGTGACAGTAGTGAGGATGATGGCAATAGAAAAAGAAGAAGGTGTGCTAATAAAAAGCACAAAAACAAGAAAGTCGCTAAATCTTCCAAGAAATCTTCGCCCAAGAAAAACCGTAGGAAAAATCGCCGTCGTTCTAAATCGGAATCCGAAGACGATGACGACGAATCATCCGATGAAGAATACGAAGAAGAGGAAGATGATGAGGATGATGAAGAATACGACGAAGAGGAAGACATTTTCGTTTTGGGAGGTGGTAATGAAAACGGACCCTTGATTTTCCTCGATGGTGGTATGGGTATGATGCAACAAAGTGACGAACAAGATTACAAGAAGATGATGCAAGAAGATAAAGATGAAAAGTGCAATAGTGATGATGAGCAAACGTTTATGAAGGAAACATATAAACCAGCTACACAGAATCAAGAAAAACAATCTTCTTCTACTACATCCTCTCCCAATGTCACCGAAAAAGCACGTATCAAACAGAAGTCCAGTTCCAAATCTTCTTCTACTACTGCCAATAAAGACAAGCATTCCAAGAATCGTCGTCATGATGATCGACGCAATCGTAACAAAAAGTCTTCGTCGTCGAAAAAAGACAAACATGATTCCGATGGAAAAGAAGATGACATCATGGATTCGTCTGTGCAAGCGAAATATGAAGAATTGGTCAAAGTCCGTGACGATTTAACCCAGCAACTGAAAAAATCGCCTAAAAGTAAGATTTTGGAAAATGCAATTCAAGAATGCCGTAAATCGATTAACGAATTAGTGAAAAAGGAGCGCAATCGCAATACAGACAAATATTTCAAATTGGTTCACCAAGACCCCAAAAAGTCCAAAAATACCAATGAAATGTCCTACTTTAAGAAAAAGCTCTCCCATCAAGAACAACTTAAAGTCATGAAAGACCTCAAGGAAATCAATGCACTCACCAATACTGATAAACCTTATCGATTGAGTTTATTGGAATCCAATATTCCCCCTAAATTTAAGGCCATTGCATTGCAAAAACTCAATGTGCTAAAGTCCATGGAACCCAGTGATTCCGAATACTATAAAATGAAGAACTGGGTCGATGGATTCATGCGTGTTCCCTACGGTGTTTACAAAAGCTTGACTGTCCGTTTGACCGATGGTGTTGATAAATGCCATGAATATATGGATCAAGCTAAAGCTACATTGGATTCTTGCACCTACGGTCTTGATGATGCGAAAATGCAAATTCTACAAATGGTTGGTCAATGGATTACGAATCCAGATGCAATGGGAACCGCCATTGCTATCAAAGGACCTCCTGGAACAGGAAAAACCACTTTAGTCAAAGAAGGCATTAGTAAAATCTTGGGAAGAGAATTCGCATTTATTGCATTGGGTGGAACCAGTGATGCCAGTTTCTTAGAAGGACATTCGTATACATACGAAGGCAGTGCATGGGGTAAAATCGTATCCATATTAATGGATTCCAAATGCATGAATCCAGTGATTTACTTCGATGAATTGGACAAAATCAGTGATACGCCTAAAGGAGAAGAAATCGCCAGCATACTTACCCACTTAACCGATACTTCCCAAAATAGCCAGTTCCACGATAAATACTTTAGCGAAGTCGATTTTGATTTGAGCAAATGTTTATTCATATTTTCCTACAACGACGAATCCAAAGTCAATCCTATTTTGAAAGACCGTATGTATCGTATTCAAACTAAAGGTTATTCTCCTAAAGAGAAAATCATTATTGCTCGCAAACATCTTCTACCAAAGATTCGTGAACAAGTCAGTTTCAAAGAAGACGAAGTCATTCTATCCGATGATACTTTGGACCATATTATTAACCATCCTGAATTCTGTAAAGCTGAACAAGGTGTTCGTAATTTAAAACGTTGCTTAGAAATCATTCATACTAAACTCAATCTATTCCGCCTTGTCAAACCCGAACAAAATATGTTTGCTAAAGATATTGCAATCGATGTCAAGTTCCCTTTTACTGTATTAAAGAAACACGTCGATATTTTGATTAAAAGTGACGACCCTATGAGTCAAAGTTTATTAGCTATGTATGTATAATTATTTTCAATCTTAATTTTTAAAATAAAAAAACAAGAATCATATTGGATTCTTTTTTTTCTGTAAAGGTATTGTAAAATGAAAATCCCTCAGAAATATATTCCTAAACATTTGTCCAAGACAGATTTACGGAAACAAAAACGCAACATCATCAATACCCGAAAGTTGTATCGTAAAAAGATTTATCGAGACCGTCCTCGAGTAAAATCATTCAAGTCGAAGAAATCGAACCACGTTGAAACAGCCAAGAAGATGTATGGAGTTTCCAGTATTGTCCCTTCGAAGACTTTAGCGAAAAAAACCAAGTGTTCAATAAAGGGACTTAGACAGATTACCAAAAAGGGACGCGGGGCGTTTTACAGTAGTGGATCACGACCAAATCAAACCGCTCAATCTTGGGCAAGGGCGCGTTTGGCCAGCACCATAACTGGTGGACCTGCCAGTAAAGTGGACATGGCGATTTTACAAAAAGAATGTCATCCTACAAGTAAAGCCCTGAAATTGGCAAAAAAAAATATCACCTTATAGTAATAACACTAATAAATTTCATTTTGGAAAAACAATAAAAATATGGGTCGTCCACAATATCATCGCAAACCCTATAAACATAAAAAGTCACGGCGAAAAACCAACAAGCGTTTTCCTCCTCAATGTGAACCGAAAATGTCCTTCGAGGAATGTGAATTGGCCATTTTGAGACAAGCTGTAGATGAAAATGAAAAACATACGAAAACGAAAATTGCCAATACCGCTGAAGTCAAAGCGATGATCGAAATCGTAGAAGACTTTTTGCGTAAATCCCAATGCATTTGCTATGGAGGAACCGCTATTAATAATATTTTACCCGAAGAAGCCCAGTTTTATGATCGCAATTTAGAAATACCCGATTATGATTTTTTCTCGAAAACACCAGTAGAACATGCAAAACAATTGGCCGACATTTTCCATGAAAAAGGATACACTGAAGTAGAAGCCAAAGCGGGTGTTCATCATGGGACTTACAAGGTGTATGTGAATTTTATTCCTATGGCTGATATTACCTTGTTGCATAAAGAGTTGTTTTCCAGTTTACATAAAGATGCCATTCAAATCGATGGAATTTATTACACACCCGCAAACTACTTACGTATGAGTATGTTTCTGGAATTGAGTCGACCTCAAGGCGATGTATCTCGATGGGAAAAAGTCCTAAAGCGCCTGACTTTACTCAATAAATATTATCCATTGAAGGTTGACCATTGTGGCCAAATCGATTTCCAGAGGTCTCTTGACCAAAGTCCTGAAGATTCCAATCGACTTTATTGCACAATTCGTGATTCTTTTATTGATCAACGTGTCGTGTTTTTCGGTGGCTATGCAACCAGTCTCTACAGTCAATACATGCCTGTTAAATTACAACGCATCATTCGGTCCATTCCCGATTTCGATGTCTTATCTACGAATCCCGACCGTTGTGCCAATTTAGTAGTCCAACGTTTAGAAAAAAATGGATTCAAAAAATGTAAAGTGGTCCGTCATCAATCCATTGGAGAAGTGATTCCTACTCATTATGAAATATTGGTCGGACCAGATACTTTAGCATTTGTATATGAACCTCTTGCTTGTCATAATTACAATGAAATCGTCATTAAAAAAAAGACCATACGTGTTGCTACGATTGATACCATTCTGAGTTTCTATTTAGCCTTTTTGTATGCGGATATGAACTATTTTTCCTACTACAAAGACCGACTTTTATGCATGAGTCAATATTTATTTCAGGTCGAACAAGAAAATCGTTTAGCACAAAAAGGATTGTTACAACGGTTTACCATGAAATGCTATGGTGTGCAACCTACTTTAGAAACCATTCGGGCCAAAAAAACCGAGATGTTTGAAACCTTACGAAACAAAAAATCGAACGACCCAGTAAAAGAATCTTGGTTTTTGAAATACAATCCAGCATCATCGTCTGAAGCAAAAGAAACAATTACTGATTCTACTGCACCATCTAAGAAGAAAAACACCAAAGTATCCAAAAAAACCCGCAAAAAGAAAAAGACCAAAAAAAGCAAACAAGAATTTCTTTTTTAAAAATATATTGTATAGAATAGAATAGAATATATAGTAGGATGACTTATACATTAATCAATGGTGTTAAGCAAACAGCTATGTCTTATAATAAATACGAAATAAAATATGAGAATGGCGGAACTAGAGATACAAGCTTGAACGAGTTACTACTTGATACCAGCAACAACATGTGTTTCGAGAATCCTCTACTATTTGCTTTGTTTAATACACACCAAATTACTGATTTCAAGAAAACAAATATTACTAACAAATTAAATACTTCTTCAAAAAATATTGTAATTAAGGTTGGTCAGTTTGGTTCTGGAGCAACGACAAAGGACGTATCATTTGGTTTTGTTGATAATCCACCTGCTGATGATACTGCTGGTGATGATACTGCTGGTGATGATAATCCACCTACTAATGTCATTTTTCTTAATGGTAGTTTATTTGGCCAAATTAAAGACGATGAAGTAAAAAAATATGCATTGGTTTTATTGGAGAAGTATTATAATGAAACTGACGAAAGTATAAATAAACCCACTATTCAGGAAAAAAAAATTATCCGAAAACTTTGTAAAGATGGGGTGACGCTAAATGATGGGGTGAATCAAGGTGGAGGTAATCCTACAAAAGATTCCACACGCAGTAGTCAAAAAAAAACAAGAAAAAAAAGAAAAACACCCAAAAAATAGATATAATTCCTTATTATATACTGACAATAATAAAGAAATAAAAAACATGGTTAAGGTTACCCCTATAAATATTGATATAGAATACATCATCAAACGTGGACTAAATCCTCGGAAAAAATCGGAAAAAGCAGATTCACAATCAGTGAGAACAGAAAAAGCGAAAGAAACACTTAAAGATTTTTATAAAAAAAATACAAATAATCCTGGTCAAAGTGATAATTCTGGTTCTGATATTAAAGCTTTATACAATGAACATAAAAATGACCCCAATACATTGCATGAAATAATCCGTCAAATGGAACTTGATTGCGAAGGAAAACCAGTTGCCAAGAAAGTTGAATGTCAAACAAATGTCAAAATTTTGAAAAGTTTAGCATCCAATACCAACATTGATTATACTTTAGCTACTATTTTAGGAGAAGTGGATAACTTATATGGTAAAAATTCTATCAAACCTCCAAGAGCACCTTCAGTAGTAACAAAAAGGACGAAAGTAACTGAAAGTTTATATCCAGAGCCATTGAAAACATCTTTGTATAGTTATGATGATGATACTGATCAAACTAAAAAAGATGAAGTAGAAGATAATAAGACAAAAATAGAAAACTATGGAAAATTCAAGAAAAGTTTACGAGAAATTAAAAATATGCATGAACAATATGAAGATACTACTAATGCTGATGATGACTACATATTGAAAATTATCAAATGCAATAAATACTTAATTGAGGAAATCAAACATCGTAATACAAAACAGTTTCAAGAAGATATTAATAACAATAACCCTAAGAACTCAAATGAAAAGTCTAAAATGAAAGAAGCTGTTAATTTGTTGTTTATAGTAGAAACAGGTGAAATTCCTGGTGTAGAGCAAATGTATTTTAAAAAGGAATTAAAAGAAAAAGGAAAAGAAGAAGATAAAGAAAAAATACAAAAAATAGATAATGCATTCGAAGCTGCTAAAACTGCTGCTGATAAAACACCCAAAAACAAGGCATTTGCAGCAGTATATGATAAAATAATACAAGAAAATATCAATTCCAAAAAAGATGATAACGGAGACCAAGTCCATTACCAAGTCAATCCTTTATTTATTGACCAACCGTATTACAAAAAATATGAAACAAAGGAAGAAAATGGTGGAACCGTATTTAATTTTTTCAATGCTGAAGGAGCATTAGCATTATTTGCAAATACCAACATCAAATATTTATTAGACATGTATTACGATGAAGACAACAAAGCGCATCCTGGATACCAAATAACAAAAGAAGTAGAAGAAAGAAAAAGAACAAATATTGACGACAAATAAATATAAATAGTTACCTACTATTTTCTATAGAAAAAATGGCACAATTCATAGATGAAAAAAACCAAACTTTATTATGGAATGCATATCAGCGTATATCAGAAACTTCTCGGTTTTCTATGGACAATCAGCGCTCTATATTTCAATCAATACTATCCCAGCAGTATTATACATTGAATCCTCAACATAAATTTACCAAAATGGAATTACAAGCTTTCAATAAGGAAACAGTCCGTCTCTTGTTGCAAGAATTACGGAAATCCATGATAGTAGGATCAAATCCATCACAACAGCAACATCAGCCACAACAGCCACAACAGCCACAACCTCAACAAGAGACCCAAGCATATTCGACAGTAGAACAGTCACAACCAATGCATTACGAAACACCAGAGGAACGAATGCAGCGTATTTATGAAGAAAAACAAAAACAATACACGATTGAAAAACCCAAATTACCGAAACCATCGGAATTATTTCAAGAACCCACCTCGGAGGATGATGGTGTTTTGCAAAATGTGGACCAATTGATTCAAGAATATCAACAACAACGTCAACAAGAAGTTCCAGAATACAGTCCTATTATACAAGAATCAACATCTTCTACAGTCGATATCTCCTACAACAACAATTTACTCATTGATATACGTAATACTTTGATGAATTTAGAAGAACGTTTATCGAAAGTAGAAACCATGTTGAAAAATATAGAATTTTAGCCCTTCTATTGAAACAATAAATATATGCAGTAAGTATATATTTATATTCATGATTACACGAAGCAAAACATCTGCATCGCGTAATAGCGCCAGTGCCAGTAAGAAAAGCGCCAGTCGTAATAGTGCCAGTCGTAATAGTGCCAGTCGTAATAGCGCCAGTAAGAAAAGTGCATCAAGGTCAAGAACACTAAAAAACCGACCAAAACTATCATTATCGGAAATTGAAGCCAAACGGAAAAGACTGAAAACCCTTAGACGTGCCAGAAATATTATAGGTCGTAATTTCCAAAAGCATCAGTCCAAAATTAGAGCCAACTTTCTAAAAGCAATTTGCTCAGATTCGGGTGTTTGTTTGGCATTTGGCAAAGAACAAAATAAAATCAAAAGATTCTTTCACAATTTTAGTGACTTTTCATTGGTCAATGGCAATGCTCGACGTTTAGGAAAACCATCCACAAATGGATTTATTTACGAAATACCCTATGAAAGGAATACTTATCGTGCCCATGCAATATTGAAAAATTCTACTACTAATCAAAGTGACAATTTAGTGTATGAATATTTTGTCGGCCAATACATCAATACATTAACCCAACATTACCCTTGTTTAGTTGAAACATATGGTTTATATCAATATAAAAACCCAGATAGATGGTTAAGTGCCAAGCGGTCAAAATCCATTATGAATTTAGACAACTATTTTCGAAAACTGAATGTTCCAAATATGTTTCAATACAATAAATCGGTCATCCATGTTATTAAAGAGAGTTGTAAATTTCCGAAACTACAAAGTGTGCTAATCCAACATTTTCACGATGTGGAATCCTTCGAAAGTTATACAAGTTTGTGTAACAAATTAAAAGGAATTGATCAGGAATATACCCAACTGATAACATTATTTCATGTCTACTACTTTCTACATCATAATCGAGAGAATTTTACACATTATGATTTGCATACTGACAATGTTTTATTGTATCAACCGTTTGCGGATCCCGATAAGAAAATCAAATATGTTTACCATATAGGCAAAGGAAAGACAATTGAATTTCAAAGTCAATATGTAATCAAAATCATTGACTACGGTAGAAGTTATGTAAAAGGGGTAACTGAGTTTTACAAAAATATGTGTGACCAAAAAGAATGTGACCCAAACTGTGGTAAAGATAAGGGATATGAACTAATGAATGAAGTTCCACCAGAACAAAATGACTTTTACAATATTACTTCTTTGTATCCCAATGTTAGTCATGATTTACGTTTATACAATATGGTTGTTAAAAATAATAAAAACTTCACCATAAAAAGTTTGAAACCACCACTTTATGTGGAAGAATATGGAACTCCACCAGTAAAAAAAAACAATACGGACCCTTCTGAAGTATGCAATGTCTCGGATGCATACAATGAATTAGTGGATAAAATGCAATCCATTAGTGAATCAATTCCTACTACTACAAATGAAAATATTGTTGCAAAAATTACGGTTTATGGAGAAGACAAACCAATGAAGATTCAGTATTATCAAAGTGGTCATAAAAACGATGATGACGATGATGATGATGATGATGATGATGATAAACCATATCCTATTGTTTCTTTGAAAAAATGGATCAAATGGGCTGAAAAGAAAAAATAATCATTCTCCAAATACATCGTGAGCACGTTTTACCCTTTCTTGAAAACCTTTTCCAGATTCATAAATATTTTTCTTAACTTGAGTTACTTGATTTTCATGAACACGATAATACACCAAAACGTCGGGTAAATTATGAATAATTTTATATTCTTTCAACACTCGTAACCATAAATCATAATCTTCTGCACATCCTGGTATTGTTTCAGGTTGATAATTTCCTATACTTTCTATTGCCGATTTACGAAAGCAAACTGTAGGATGGACAACAAACCAATGTTCTAGTTTTTCTTTCATACGTTCCAATGTGATTGTAGGAAAAGATGTTTTGTATATTTCTCGATCATAAGCATTGGATTCTGGGTTGTATTGCACCAGTCTTGCTTGTGCACCTACGATTTTGCATTCAGGGTTTTTTTCCATATAGGCAATTTGTGTTTGTATACGTTTCGGTATCATCCAATCATCTGAGTCCATCCTACAGACTATTTCATTGCTACAAATTCGAACACCCCGATTAAGCGAATACCCTACTCCTAAATTTTGACTATTAACCACATATCGAACCGTAGTAAATCGTGATGATTTTAGAAAATACACCAACTCGTTTTGCAATTCCTGACGATGCTTTTCATCGGAACCATCATCTACCCAAACCACTTCAATGGAAAAATACCCATTTTGGGCTTTGATTGAATCCAAACATTGTCTAATATAAGACTGTTTCGTATTATAACTGCAAATTAAAACAGACACGTTTTGATTGGTATTTTCTTTTGGTGGTATATCAAAAGTAGAATCCAATATTGCATTATTCATATTGTCGTAGGAAATAAAATTCGTCCCCCATTCTTGATGTGCGTATACAATTCCATGTCCACGATAATGATTCCCTAAATGATGAATGGGAAGGAAATGATAACTCGGTAAGATTGCGACATCTTTGTATAAGCCAGTAAACATCATGCGAGTAATCAATCCAGGCCCTACTGTTAACCATGCTCGTTTTCCAGTTTTCGCATTGCTGATTTCATTTTGCTGAATGTATTCTATACAGGCTTTTACTAAAGGGTGTTTTGGTGGAAAACCCATGGAACCAGTTGCAATTAAATTCGGTCTGGACAATTCGTTTTCCCAATTGGAGAAGGCTGTTTGTTGTGTAATATATTCATTTAATGGCATAACGCAAAAACTGTCAGCATCAAAGAAAAATCCGCCGTAGTGATATAATATTTCCCATCGTATGATGTCCGCTTTTCCATTTATTTCTTCCATTTCATGAATACGATTCAAACATGAAAAATGCAATTGACGTGCTTCAAATTCCTTTTCTGACCATCTGATGTATTCAAACGATGGATTCTTTTCTTTCCAAGTGGCCATTAATTTTTCGGGCGCTGGACGTGGTCCAATCCATATTTGATGAATTATTTTAGGTATCATTTATGCTACATAAAATATATCACTTTTTTTCTATTTATACTGTTTCTCAAATAAAATCGCCAAATGTTCCGCCATCCAATAGCGATTCTCTGGTTGTAGAAGCTGTAGAAGATGATGTTGTTGAATTGACTCGTCTGTTTTCTCGATTTGTATAATAAATGGAAACCACTAAAAATGTCAAGGCCCCACTAACAATACTTGCACCTCCTACTAATAATACAATGTTTGTGAAATCCATACTGTTACTGTCTATGTCTATTTTAGTTATATATTTATATCATTTATTCCTATTGAAAATTTGGTATTTATGTTAGCCGTAGAAAATTAGCCATTACTTGTTTGTTCATTTTCATATTTCGCATAGTGGATTGCTCCGATAAATATTGCTTTTCTCTCATTTTCATTTGTAACAATCTATCTTGTTCATCCATCATTTGTTGTGCTCGACTCCGTTCCATCGGGGCCACTGCTCCCCGAGAACGTTGATATTCTTCTACTGTCTTATATTGATGAACGTGCTGCATATCACTCTCTCGAACACCTATTACAGTTTGGTCTCGATGAACTTTCCGAACATCGTCGAATTTTAATTTGCTAAAGGGATCACATTCATAATACACATCATCCGATACTTCTTCTACATCTTCATAGAGAGAATTGCCACCATAATGATTCATGGATGTTACCCCTTTGTATAGGGTCATTTCTTGCTGTCGTTGTTTGATTTCATCCATTGCCTGATTCATTTGCTGTTGATTTCGTATAGTAGATGATGATGATGATGATGAGTCATAAACAGGCTCTTCGGATGAAAACCATTCATATTTTTCCGTATTGATGGGCTTTTTGGCATGTTTTTCGAAAAGTGTATGAAACTTTTTCTGAAAATCATTGGTCGATATTTTCTCTAAATTCTTCCTAAAGCTTTTGGCCTGCTCATTTTCTACTGCACTTTCCGCCTGATATTCTGTATTTTCTACTTGTTTGGATACTTTTTGCACTCCATCATAGAGTCGAACAATAATATCAAATGCTTTTTTATAAAATAGAAAGTATTCCTTTGGTAATTTCGACTTATCGGGATGCATCATCAATACTTTCTTTTTGGCTTGTTTCATATCTTCTACTGTTATGGTTTGGTTTGGTTGAAAATGAAATAATCCCATTAATTCTTCTAAATTGTAGGATTCTATCTGGAGATTATGACTCTTGTTCATTTTGTGATATGATGAGATTTCTTATTTATGGTCTGTGACATATATTTATTTTGTATCCTGCACGTATTAAATCCCGTAAAGTAATCCCTTTTGTATCGTAAATCGCACATGCACTCACACCTATTGTGCGCATTTCTCGTAAACTGAAACCATTTTTCGTATCGGCTTCCAATACTCCATTAATATTGTTGTCCATTAATTCTCTCACACTGTAGACTCCAAATAAATCATTGAAACTGATATATGGATCATTCACTAAAGTTCGAGGACGATAGTGTTTTACATACTTTAAATAAGAAATATCTTTGACTACACTGAAAATCAAGGTAGTTTGAATGGGAAAATAATTTTGGTCACCTTCTTTGGTTACTTGAATTTGGACTGTTCCTGGACGACTGTAGTCAATTACATTATTTTCTTCTATATCAAAATCATCTGAGCTGGAAATAACTTGTAAATCTCCAGTAGAAGATCCGCCCGATATATTTAATTGAACTGTTCCCGCTTGTAATTCATATTTTACTGTAGATGGGGTTACAATCAATGGTTGTTGGGTAATTTTATTTACTGTAATGATAAAACTGCTACTAATGTCTGCATAGTTCCCTCCTCCTGCTTGACTCACGATGATTGTGTATTTTCCTGCAGTTGGATTCACCAACTCATTTTTCTCTTCAAATGGCCCATCATTGTATTGAACTTCAATAATAATCGGTTCTCCAGTTCCGCCTCCTGAAACATCTATTAAAATGGTTTGATTCGGATCATAAGAGTAACTTGTCAGATTATTCAAAGTCAATGGAGACACTATACCTGGATTAACCCGAATTAACTGTGAAATGATTTTATCATTATAGTTCAATCCTCCTGATTTTGTTGCTGTTACTAAATAATCACCTACATTAGGTTCCACTATAGAAAAAATATTGGTTGTTGTTATTCCATTGTTGGAAACTTCATATTGTATTAAACCATCCCCACTACCTCCTGTTGCAGATAAATCGATCACTAATGATGGAGTATAAGTAAATAAGATTCCCGTTTCAAATTCCATATCATCTTGTGGGCTCTTGTCGATTGTAATCGTTTTTTCTACAGTAATTGGTCCATAATTGATTCCTCCTGGTTTTGTAGCCACGATTTTATAATCTCCAACGTCTCTATTATTTAAATTTGTGACTGGTTCACTATTCAGCGTAAATACGAACGGTATATTTACATTCGTTGCTCCTCCCGAACCAAATAACTGAATTGTATCATTGTAGATATAATTTGTGGTATTCTCAATAAAAATTGGCGGTTGTGTGGCCTTGGTTATTTCTATCGTAATTGTCCCAGATACATCTAAATAATTATTATTCCCCTCTTTTACTGCATCGATTTTATAAAATCTCACATCTGGATAAATTAATTGTGAGTTATCAGAGAAGACTCCATCGACATAATAATTGATGTTACTTACAATAGACCCGCCTACTGCAGATAAATCGATTATCAAATCTGGTTTATATACGTATTGGAGTGCATTTGTAAATGAAATATCGGTTTGTTCTATTTTATTAATACTGAAGTCGAATGTAGTAGAAATGTCTAAATAATTCAGACTTCCGTCCCTGGACGCAGTCACTCTATAGCCACCTACATCAGGTCCACCCTTCAAAATGTTCTCTTCTAAAGATTCCCCTGGAATAGTAAAAGACACATCTCCATCACTTGACCCACCTGAGACATTGAATGATATATCCTGTAGATAGTCATATTGAGTTTCTACTGTTATAAACCGAAAATTGCTATCTTGGGGGATTTTATTAATACTGAAGTCGAATGTGGTTGATATGTCTAAATAATTCAGACTCCCGTCCTTGATAGCAGTCACTGTATAGCCACCTACATCAGGTCCACCCCTCAAAATGTTCTCTTCTAAAGATTCCCCTGGAATAGTAAAAGACACATCTCCATCACTTGACCCACCGAAGACATCAAATGATATATCCCGTAGATAGTCGTATTGAGTTTCTACTGTTGTAAACCGAAAGTTGCTATCTTGGGGGATTTTATTAATACTAAAGTCGAAAATAGCCGATATATCGAAATAGTTCAGACTTCCGTCCTTGATAGCAGTCACTGTATAGCCACCTACATCAGGTCCACCTCTTAAAAGGTTTCCTTCTAAAGATTCCCCTGGAATAGTAAAAGACACATCTCCATCACTTGACCCACCGAAGACATCAAATGATATATCCCGTAGATAGTCATATTGAGTTTCTATTGTTATAAACCGAAAGTTGCTATCTTGACCGATTTTGTTGATACTGAAATCGAATGTAGCTGATATGTCTAAATAATTCAGACTTCCGTCCTTGGTCGCAGTCACTGTATAGCCACCTACATCGAGACCGTTTTGTAAAACATTATCAAGCATGGTTCCACCTGGAACATTATAAGTAACTAAGCCCGTGCTATCACCACCAATAGCAGTAAAAGGAATATCTTGTAAATAATCATATTGTGTTTGAATGTTAGTAAAGTAGAACAGATTTTGAGTTTGTGCTATTTTGTTGATGCTAAAATCAAATCGAGCAATCGCATCAAAATAATTGGGTCTTCCGTCCCTTATTGCAGTCACTCTATAATCACCTACATCGGGTCCACCCCTCAAAATGTTCTCTTCTAAAGATTCCCCTGGAATAGTAAAAGACACATCTCCATTACCTGACCCACCAGAGACATCAAATGATATATCCCGTAGATAGTCATATTGAGTTTCTATTGTTATAAACTGAAAGTTGCTATCTTGGGGGATTTGGTTTATACTAAAGTCAAAAGTAGCCGATATATCGAAATAATTCAGACTTCCGTCCTTGGTCGCAGTCACTGTATAGCCACCTACATCAGGTCCACCTCTTAAGATGTTCTCTTCTAAAGATTCCCCTGGAATAGTAAAAGACACATCTCCATCACTTGACCCACCAGAGACATTAAATGATATATCCCGTAGATACTTATATTGAGTTTCTACTGTTATAAACTGAAAGTTGCTTTCTTGGGGGATTTTGTTAATACTAAAGTCGAATGTAGCTGATATGTCTAAAAAGTTAAGACTTCCATATTTTGTTGCAATTAATCGGTAGTTTCCTACTATCAATGTTGGATCATTACTTATTGAAGTTTCAATATTTTCTCTCAAAATAGAATTCGAAATACCACTAATGTCAAACTGAACATTTCCTGTTCCTGAACCACCTGAGGTATCAAATGTTATAGTAGACAAATATTCATTGTCACTGGATATATTGATAATTTCAAGTCTGTTTTGTTTACTTTTACTAATATTAAATGTATAAGTTGCACTAACGTCATAATAATTCAATCCTCCATATTTGGTTGCGACCACATTATATGTTCCTATATCGGATTGAACAAGTTCATTATTGGTTGTTTGAATAGTAGAACCTGTGGTAGTATTTTGGATATTATAAATGAAATCACCATTGAACCCTTCGAATTCTTTTGCTCCATAGTCCAATAGAAGGATGCTTTCTGGATAAGTGAATGAAGATTCTGGTGTATCGTAGGGAATCGAATTGGTAATATTTTTCGTATAAGCATTACTATAATCCAATTTGATGATACCTGAAACACTATCATAACTTCGAGACAAATTCAGTTTTTGGGATAGCATACCTCCACGATTTGCCAAAACTACATAAGACTCAGTTTGTGCCCCAACGCGTTTTCCAATGGACCAACTGTCAATAATAATATTCCAATAAAGCCAAATAGGAACAGTATGTTCATGACTACTTAAAATAAAATCAGAATCTTCTAATAAATTCGTAGAGTAAGTCGCAGTAGAAGGTTCATATAAAAACAGTTCAACTTTATCCAAATCAATTGAACTACTATTTACGTCAACAAAATCTTTATCATGCTCGATTGCAATTGAAATAGAATTGTAGGATGTATCTATAGTAAAATAAAAACTATAATCTTGATAAGCAATATTTGTATTGAACGTTCCAATTATACCTTGGGTTACATCATCTAAAACATAATAAACAGTGGTAACAGCACTTGGAGATTGGTTCCTATGTCTTGCATTTACTTTTACTTGATATGTATGTTGTAATATTTCTTTATTGGATGCAATCGAATACAATTGTAATGGGTGTAATGGGCTGAAACTATTTTTTTCTATTGATATTGCTTTGGTAATGGACGTTTCTAAATAATTTCTATCTGCTTCTTTAGTTGCAGTAAGAATATAATCATCTACTGCATAAATTGGGTCATTAATAACAGTTCCATAAATATTTCTTACTAATGTATTACTTGTATTGTAAATACTGTAACTTACAACACCAGTCCCTAAATCTCCTGAAACGGCTAAATAAATAGGTTCTGAATACAAATAACTTGTTTGCACACCACTGAAATCGAACGAATCATAAATTTGAGTAATGCTAAATGTCTCGCTAGCGGAAATATCTTTAAAATTATCTCCACCATCTTTTGTAGCAATGACTGTGTAATTTCCTACTTCATAACCCTGAATTGAATTTCCACTAATACTATTATTTACAGCATTATCTAAACCAATTATGTCAAACCGAACATCACCTGTTCCTGAACCACCTTCTGTAGTAAAGGTAATTGTAGAGAAATATTCGTAACTGGGTTGTATGTTGACAAAATAAAATTCGGATTGGTCTCCTGGAACAATAATAATGGTCTCATTTACAATGGCTTCATTGTAATTCAAACTACTAGCATTGGTTGCTGTAATGATGTATTCTCCAGTGGTGTATATTTCACCCGAAATAGTGGTTGCCGATGAATATGTTTCTCGAATTGTATTATTGAGTCCGCTAATATCAAAAGTAACACTTATGGGACCTGAACCGCCACTTGTATCCAAACGAATGGGATCCAAATATTCATATGACCCAAGTAGACCACTGAAATCAAAAGGATCTTGATTAATGGGATTCACATTAATGTCAATACTAAAGGATGCATCCAAGTAGTTCAAACTTCCATCTTTAATAGCAGTAAGAGTGTATAATCCAACACTGATATCTTCTTCTACTCTATTTCCGTCGACCAAAGATATTGGTCCATAAATGCCACTAACCAGACTAAATACTACATCTCCATCGTCAGATCCACCTGAAGTATCCAAATAGATAGTATCTTTGTATGGATATGAAGTCAATACACCCGAAGGTTCCAATAAGGCCTGACCAATTTTGTTTATACTAAAGTCAAATGTGGTTGATATGTCTAAATAGTTCAGACTTCCATCCTTTGTAGCAGTTACTGTATAGCCACCTACGTTGGGTCCACCTGCTAAAAGGTTTCCTTCTAAAGATTCCCCTGGAATAGTAAAGGAAACATCTCCATCACTTGACCCACCTGATACATCAAATTGGATATTTTCTAGATAATCATATTGTGTTTTACTTGTTGTAAACCGAAAGTTGCTATCTTGACCGATTTTGTTAATACTAAAATCGAAAGTAGTTGATATGTCTAAATAATTCAGACTTCCGTCCTTGGTCGCAGTCACTGTATAGCCACCTACATCGAGACCTTTTTGTAAAACATTTTCAGAAATGGTTCCACCTGGAACATCATAAGTAACTAAGCCCGTGCTTTGTCCTCCAGTTGCAGTAAAAGAAATATCCTGTAGATAATCATATTGGTCGATTAAATTCGTAAAAGAAAAACCAGTCTGGCCTATTTTATTCACATTAATGTCAATACTAAAGGATGTATCCAAGTAGTTCAGACTTCCGTCCTTGGTCGCAGTAAGAGTGTATAATCCAACACTGATATCTTCTTCTACTCGTTTTCCGTCTACCAAATTAATTGCTCCATAGTCACCAATCAGACTAAATACTACATCTCCATCTCCAGAACCACCTGAAGTATCCAAATAGATAGTATCTTTGTATGGATATGAAATCAATACACCAGAAGGTTCAAACAAGCCTTGTGCTATAGGATTAATACTGAAGTCGAAATTAATAGAAATATCATCAAAATTATCTCCACCATCTTTTGTAGCAATCACTTTATAAATTCCTACCTCATAACCCTGAATTGAATTTCCACTAATACTATTATTTACAGCATTATCTAAACCAATTATGTCAAACCGAACATCACCTGTTCCTGAACCACCTCTTGTAGTAAAGGTAATTGTAGAGAAATAATCATAATTGGATTTAATGTTAACAAAATAAAATGCGGATTGGTCTCCTGAATCAATAATAATGGTCTCATTTACAATGGCTTCATTGTAATTCAAACTACTAGAATTGGTTGCTGTAATGATGTATTCTCCGGTTGTATATATTTCACCCGAAATAGTGGTTGCTGATGAATATGTTTCTCGAATTGTATTATTGAGCCCACTAATATCAAAAGTAACACTTATGGGACCTGAACCGCCACTTGTATCCAAACGAATGGGTTCCAAGTATTCATATGCCTCGAGTAGACCACTGAAATCAAAAGGACCTTGATTAATGGGATTCACATTAATGTCAATACTAAAGGATGCATCCAAGTAGTTCAAACTTCCATCCTTGGTCGCAGTAAGAGTATATAATCCAACACTGATATCTTCTTCTACTCTTTTTCCGTCGACCAAATTAATTGGTCCATAGGTGTCACTAACCAGGCTAAATGATACATCCCCATCATCAGTTCCACCTGAAGTATCCAAATAAATGGTATCTTTGTATGGATATGAAGTCAATACACCCGAAGGTTCCAATAAGGCTTGTGCTATAGGATTAATACTAAAGTCAAATGTGGTTGATATGTCTAAATAGTTCAGACTTCCGTCCTTAATCGCAGTCACTCTATAGCCACCTACATTGGGTCCACCTACTAAAAGGTTTCCTTCTAAAGATTCCCCTGGAATAGTAAAAGACACATCTCCATCACTTGACCCACCAGAGACGTCAAAGTAAATATCCCGTAGATAGTCATATTGGTCAATTGGATTACTGATACTAAAAGGTTCTTGACCAATTTGATTCACATTAATGTCAATACTAAAAGATGCATCCAAGTAGTTCAGACTTCCATCCTTGGTCGCAGTAAGAGTATATAATCCAACACTGATATCTTCTTCTACTCGTTTTCCGTCTACCAAATTAATTGGTCCATAAATGCCACTAACCAGACTAAATGATACATCTCCATTATCAGATCCACCTGAAGTATCCAAATAAATGGTATCTTTGTATGGATATGAAGTGAATACACCCGAAGGTTCCAATAAGGCCTGACTGATTTTGTTTATACTAAAGTCAAATGTGGTTGATATGTCTAAATAGTTCAGACTTCCATCCTTTGTAGCAGTTACTGTATAGCCACCTACATTGGGTCCACCCCTCAAACTGTTTCCTTCTAAAGATTCCCCTGGAATAGTAAAAGACACATCTCCATCACTTGACCCACCAGAGACGTCAAAGTAAATATCCCGTAGATAGTCATATTG